TTCCTAACCCGATCCGTTGCCTACCCCCTACGGCCGTCCGCTTGCCCCCGCACACAGTTATGGACAGGGCACGGCACCTAGACGTTTACAAGTGCGCACTCGCAGGCGTACAGGTACACAGGCGACACGGGAAACACACAGTACGCACCCAGTTCGCCCCGCACCTGCACCCCACCCCCCTGAGGGGGGGCGCCCCCTTGCACGTGTATATGTATAGATATCCATTTGGAATGCGTTCTACATATAAAACTGTGTATTGCGGAAGTTTGGGTTCTTGTGTGGGTACCTGTGGTTTGCTTTGTCGCTGTATGCGTCAAAGTTTCTAGGTACTGGTACTGAGTATCAATTTCTATCTTTGGGAGATAGAAATTGGTACTGAGTACGTACTTAGTACTATGGGCGGTTTGTCCCGTTTTTCCAACCTGTTTTTTTGTTTTGTAACAGTACTGTCATATTGTAGTTAGGTGTCTGCTTGGGACATCTGATCTATGGTGGTAGTACGTAAACGAAGGAGCGCATACATGCCACAGAATGGTGGAGGCCGAGGCTGGTCTTGGGACGAGGACTCTAATGAGAAAGTGATGCCTGACACTTGGAAGGCGTTACTAGAGTGGCTGTTGTTAGGACCTGAAAGGTTACCTAAGACTCAGAAAGAGTGGGCGGCTGAACAGGACATCCATCAGGATTCTGTTCGCCGCATAAAAAGAGATCCACGGTTCATTCGTGAGTGGGATCGTCGTGCAGCAGAACTGAACATCAACCCTGAACGTGTTCAGAGCGTTATTGATGCTCTTTGGCAGCAGGCTGCCAGTGGTGATGTGAAGGCTGCGTCTTTGTATTTGCAATACATTGAAAAGTTTACGCCGAAGCGTAAAGTGGTTATGGAAGATGAGCGGGACGTTTCTTCCTTTAGTGATGACGAGCTTGCTTCGTTGTTGGAAGAGGAAGTGGCTTCCCTGCGATTAATTAAAGGTGGTTTGGAAGATGCCTAAGGTTGGCAAGAAACACTATTCATATACGTCTAAGGGTCGGGCTGCGGCTGCTAAAGAGGCGAAGCGTACTGGTAAGAAGATGACGAATAAGCGGAAAAAGCGTTAATGGCTAAGAAACCTGGGTTGTATGCAAATATTCATGCAAAACGGAAGCGTATTAAGGCTGGTAGTGGGGAGCGTATGAGGAAGCCTGGTGCTAAGGGTGCGCCTACAGCTAAGGCTTTTAAGCAATCTGCTAAGACTGCGAAGAAAAGGAAGCGATAGTGGCATCTAAACCTGATCCTCGGTTGAAGCGTGCTGGTGTTTCTGGTTATAACAAGCCGAAACGTACGCCTAAACATGCAACGAAGTCGCATGTTGTTGTGGCTAAGGACGGAAATCAGATTAAAACGATTCGTTTTGGTCAGCAGGGTAAGACTGGGGATAAGGGTAATACGGCTCGTTCTAGGTCTTTTAAGGCTCGTCACGCTAAGAATATTAAAAAAGGAAAGATGTCTGCTGCGTATTGGGCAAACAGGGTGAAATGGTGACAGAACTGCAAGATTTACGTGACGATGGAATGTGGATGCAATTAGAGGAGATGGGCGAACGCCCTGATTTGTTGCGTGATCCTTTCGAGGATGATGAACCATTGGAGTGTGGTTTGGATACCCCTGAGGTGTGTGAATCTTGCCAATAGGGGGCGGTTATGGAAATAGAGGATGTTGCAGAAAAGGCGACGATCTGGTCGGATGCGATCAAGAAGATTGTTGCGGCGATTACTGCTGCTGCGGTGGCGTTGATTGCGGCTGTAAGCGGCGTTTCAATGTTGTGGTCGGACGATGAGGAGCCTGCGCCTGTAGTTAGGACGGATTTGGTTCCTGGGTATGGGCCTCAGTGTTCGCAGCTTTACAATACGATTGAGCACACTTGGACTGAAGCGCAGTGGTCTGTGTGGGAGTCGTTGCGTAAGGACATGAATTGTTAGATGAGTCGATTAACTGAGTTACGGCAAGAAGCTGAATGGCGGAAGTGTGTCAGAAGTGAGAAGTATTTTCTTGAGAATTATTGGTACATTGCTCACCCTGCTCACGGTCGTATTCTTTTTTCTTTACGTGAAGCTCAGGAAACGGCTCTTAAAGAGTGGGCAGAGAATAGATATTCGCTTACACTGAAAGCTAGACAGATTGGGTGGACAACGCTGGTTGCTGCTCACCAGTTTTGGCTGGCGTTTTTTCATTCCGATCAAAACATTATTGACCTCTCTCGTACTGAGAGAGAGTCAGTTTTGTTGTTGAAAAAAACAAAGTATGGGGCAAAGCATTTGCCAGATTGGATGATAAATCGTGGACCTAAGTCCTTGGTCGAACACCAGCAAAGAATGGCTTTTGACAATGGATCGCAAATCGTTTCGATGCCTTCAGCGAGCGACCCTGCTCGTGGAGAATCGGCCAGCCTCGTCGTGGTTGACGAATGGGCTTTCTTACCTTCACCAGAGGACGCATGGGCCAGTATTGAACCTGTAGCTGATGTGGGGGGCCGTATTATTGGGTTAAGTACGGCAAATGGGTCTGGTAACTTTTTTCATCATTTGTGGACTGGTGCTACTACGGGGAATAACAAGTTTTCGCCTATGTTTTTTCCGTGGAGTGCTACGGGGGATAGGGATGAGTCTTGGTATGAATCAAAGCGTGATTCGATGCTCCCGTGGCAGTTGGCTCAGGAATACCCGACCACCCCCGAAGAGGCTTTTATTCGTTCGGGAAATCCTGTGTTTGATTTGGATGTTCTTGACGCTATGCAGATGCATGTGGAAGCTGGTCGTTACGGCTATCTTTACGAGATTCAGCCGAAAGTCTTGGAGTTTAGATGCTAACTGTGTGGCAGGAACCAGAGCGGTGGGGGGGATACGTCCTTGGCGTGGACACGGCTGAAGGTTTAGGTCATGGTGATTATTCGTGTATTCAGGTATTGGATGCGAGAGAAGGCACGCAGGTTGCGGTGTGGCACGGTCATATTCCGCCTGATGAGTTGGCATACGAGGTACATAACCTTGGAATTTGGTACGGCAATGCTTTGTGTTGTGTGGAGTCCAATAACCACGGGTTGACTACGATTACGCAGTTACGTCAGTTGGGTTACCCGAACATGTTTCGGCGTAGGTCGTTGAATAGTCAAACAAATCGTATGTCGCAAGAGTTTGGGTGGAAAACTACACGTACGTCTAAGCCGTTAATGATTGACGATTTGTCTATGGCTTTGCGTAACGATGAGTTACTTATTAAAGATCAGCACACTATTGCTGAATTGCGTACTTATGTGCGTAATGAACGTGGCGGCATGTCGGGTTCTCCGCATGATGACCGTGTTATGGCGTTGGCGTTAGCTAACCAAATGCGTAAGTATGCGTTTGTTCCTGAGTACGTTCAGGAAGTGGATGATATGTGGACGTTTGATTGGTGGGTGCGTAAAGCCAACAAACATGAGCCTGTAGGCGATACGATTGGCTTGAACACGATCCGTGGGACAACTTAAATATGTCTTTAGGCATATGTCTATGATTGGAGTGGCCGATAATGGCTAACAAATACAATGCATCGGGAATGGGCGAAACAATGCGCATTAACCATGCACAACTTTATAATGGACCTCCCGCCGAAGGCGGTTCGCAACCATCAGAACCTCGTTTTACTGGGGACCTAGATCAAGCGCAGCCTGGTGACATGGGCGCTGGTGTTACTCCTCGTGAAACACCAATGAACCAACACGGAACTACAGGCACGGTTGCACCTTCAGCTAAACAGCCTGACGGCGCTGTACAAAGCACCTGAAAATGGCGGTCCTCCCAGATGGGGCGACCTTTGAAGAGTTCACCCAATACGTTCTTGAACGTCGTGGGCAAGTTCCTTTGCAGGAACTTAAAGAACTTTATGAGCGTCGTTTGAAACTTAAATCAATATCCATCGCTACGGGAGAGACAATTCGCGCAATGTTGCCTCGTGAGGAACAACATCTCACTATGAGGGAACGAGAACAAAAGGTGCTAGCAGAGGCTCGTGCGGCTGGACACACCCCCGAGCGAGCTTAAAAGTTGGGTTGAATAATGGCACGGATGACGAAAGCTGACCGTTTCTCTCAAACTAAAGAGAGACTAGATAACACTTACAAGTGGCGTAGCGAAGAAGGCTACGACGCTAAGTGGCATCGAATGATTGACCTTTACAGAGGTAAAACATTCGGTGGTACTGGTGGAGGTTATGAAGGAAATGTGGGTTATGACCGCATTTCTGTCAATATGGCTTTCTCTACTGTTAACGTAATCTCTCCGAGCGTTGCGGTAAACCATCCGAAGATAACTGTCACAGCAAACAAAGAGGGTGACGAATCACGAGCCGTTTTTGTAGAGGCAGTTATAAATTATCTGTGGAGACATCACGACTATCGGAAACCATTTCGGCGGGCAGTTAAGGACTTTCTTATCATCGGACACGGCTGGCTTAAAGTCGGTTGGCGGTTCGTTGAAGAAGAACGAGAATTAACTCCCGCTGAAATGGCGGAAGAATACAACCGAGCAACTCTAGAAGTAGACCAGTTCGCTTACGACAACCCTGAAATGGTAAACGATTTACCGTCAGATCAGGATGTCATGGATGCTATTCCATCTAAAAAAATGGAAGTTGTTGAAGATCAAGCATTCGTAGAGCGCATTAGCCCGTTCGATATGCTTATCGACCCTGAAGCTACATGTATGGATGATGCTCGTTGGATTGCTCAACGTATTGTGCGTCCACTTGCAGAAGTTAAAAGAGATAAAAGGTTTAAGCGTTCAACACGTCAAGATCTTGTAGCTGATTCTGGTGTGCGTTACCGCTGGGATGGCGACGATGAACGTGAAATGTATAACGAAGTAACTGCAAGAGTTACGTTGTACGAATTTTATGATCTTGAAGATGGCACTATTTCAGTGTGTGCGGAAAGCGGTGACGATTACCTACTTGACCCAACACCAATGCCGTATCACTTTGGTCACCCGTTTGTAATGATGCGGAACTACGACGTTCCTGACATGTTCTACCCAATGGGTGACCTTGAAGCTATCGAATCGCTTCAAGAAGAACTAAACAAAACTCGTTCACAAATGGTGAACCACAGGAAACGTTACGCACGAAAGTACTTGTATCACGAACGTTCGTTTGGGCCTGAAGGCCGTGAAGCATTGGAATCTGACGAAGATGGACGTTTTGTTCCTGTTATCGACGAGAACCGTGACCTTGCGGGAGTGGTCCAACCATTACCGCAAGTCCCTCTTGCCCCCGAAATGTACAACCACTCCAACATTATCGAAGGGGATATCAACACTGTAAGCGGCGTATCTGAATATGCCCGTGGGCAAATGCCCGAAACTCGTCGTACTGCAACAGAAGCCAGCATCATTGTTGATGCAGGCAATGCTCGTGCTGCTGACAAACTTGCAATAGTAGAAATTTCTATTTCAGAAACAGCACGCATGGTCATGCAACTAATGATGCAGTACATGACCGACGCACAAATGGTGCGCATCACAGGCAAAGACGACGAAAAGTTTTTTGTCGCTTACACCCGTGATGACATTATCGGAGAATTTGATTTCTCTGTAGAAGGCGGCTCTACGCAACCGTTTAACGAAACGGCTCGCCGCCAACAAGCAATTTCTTTGCTAAACGCTATGGGTCCTTTGATTGGCACAGTTGTTGATCCTACGGAAATAGCAAAACATGTGTTGTCTTATGGGTTTGGGATTAATGACCCTGATCGTTACATAATTCAACAACAAACTCCTCTTGACGCTCAAGTTGCGCAAGAGGAATCTGGGGGAGTAGCTGATCCTTTTGGGGCGCCTCCAATGTCGCAAGGCGGCATGGGACCAGGACCAATCCCTACACAAGTTTTTGAAGGCACAGGCGGAGTACCACCCGAACTGATAAGTCAACTCCAAAACCAAATGGGTGTAGAGTTGCCGAACATGCAGTAATGGGACACTTCTATGTGTCATATAGGAACACCCGAAAGGATTCCTGATGGATGAAGAAACAGCCTTGGGACTGGATACCAGCAACCCAAGCGAATTAAGTGAAGATAACGGCCCTTCTTATACGGTTACCATTGATGGTGAACAAATGGATGTGTCGCAATCTGAACTTATTAATGGCTACCAACGCCAAGCGGATTACACACGTAAAACGCAAGAGTTGGCAACTGAACGCGAAAGATTGGCTCAAGGCGAGGCAATCGTCCAAGCTCTGGAGTCTGACCCTGAAAGCGCTGTATCGGCTTTAGCTGATGCTTTTGGGATCAGAATGGGCAACCAAGCTTCTGTTCCCCAAGAGGAAATGGAAGAACTGGACCCAGAAGAAACCAGACTTCGACGGATTGAGTCGGCCATTGAAGAACAAGATCGCATACAGAGACAGCAGAATTTGCAGAAAGAAATGAATACGCTGCGAGACAAATATCAAGCTGACATAGATGAGAATGCTTTGTATTCTCATGCTTTGAAACACAATATTGGAAACTTAGATGCTGCTTATACTCATATGACTTATGAGGATTTGCAAAGCAAAGCTAAGAACTCTGACATTTTGGAAGAAAAGCGTGCAGCCTCAGTTGTTGAGGATGGGTCAGGTGCGACTGAAGGCGCTATCAGTCGTGATTTTAATAAAGCAGTTACTTCACTTCGAGATGCATTTGATCTGGCAAAACAAGAATTAGCCCAATAAAACTTTAGGAGTATCAAATGGCTGCGGGAAACAGCGATTTTAATGAGATTCTCTCTACGACTCTCAAAAACTACGTACCTAAATTGGCTGACAACGTTTTCACGGCTCGTCCTCTGTTCTATGCGCTTACCAATGGTCAGACCATTAGGCGCATAAACGGCGGTGCCAAAATTGTTGTTCCAATTATTTATGGTACAAACTCAACTGCTGGTTCATACAGCGGTTCTGACACTATTGACACGACTGCTCAGACAGGAATCACTGCTGCTGAGTACGACTGGAAACAGTATGCAGCAACCGTGACTATCACTGGCATTGAGGAAGCTAAAAACAATGGCGAAGCAGCAATAATCGACCTTCTTGAAGGCAAGATTATGCAAGCAGAGCAAACCATCATTCAAAACATGAACACCATGTTCTATAGCAATGGTGCGGGTAACGGCGGAAAAGACTTCCTTGGTCTTAACGGCCTTGTCGGAACAGGTAACGACTCTGGTAGCGCTATCGGCGGTATCGACGCTACTGATGCTGACAACTCGTGGTGGCGTTCGAGTCTCACCAACCAAGGTGGCGCTCTTACTTTGGCTGCTATGTCAACCATGTACAACAATGTTTCAGTTGGTAATGACCAACCGACCATTATCATCACGGATCAAGACGAATACGAAAAGTATGAAGCCTTGCTCCAGCCGAACCTTCGGTACACAAGCGCTGACGTTGCTGACGCAGGATTCCAGAACCTCCTTTTTAAGGGAGCACCAGTGACCTACGACAGTGACACGAACCTAGATACCAAAATGTTCTTCTTGAACACCAAGTACCTCAGGCTCGTAGCCCATACGGAAACTTGGTTCCAACCAACTCCGTTTGTACGGCCAACTAACCAAGATGCCCGCTACGCACAGATCCTGTGCTACGGCCAGTTGACGACTTCTAATCGTTCACGCCAAGGCATGTTGTACGGCCTTACCGATTAACAATAAGTAGTGGAGCGAGTATGCAACGTGAAGTAGCTTTGGTTTACAGTCGGGACTCAAGGCCCGCAGGTTCAACTGGCACTCGTCCAGGTCATTACGCACCTGGACAAACGGCAGGGGCACGACCCATGCCAGGTGTCACTGAGTTTGTTGAAGAAACCGAAGTTGCTTCCGTTGCAGCTTGCTCTGCAACGACCCGTGCGGGTACAGCGTGCAAAGCACGCCCAGTCGGCGGGTCGGATCTCTGCATTGGTCACACTAGACAATCGGCGGCTACCTGATGGCTTTAACTCTTGCTCAGATTCGTACTCAAGTACGTAGCGTTGTTGATATTGATTCAACTGATATTGACGATACGACGTTAGATACGATGATTGGTCAAGGATTTGATCTGATTGTTTACAGTGAAAAACGTTGGCCGTTTTTTGAAGTACGAACAACGTTTAATACTGTTAATGGGACCAAGGATTACACAATCGCAACTCTCGCTGGTGCTCCTGACGCTGTAAGTCAGGGTATACGTGACGTTCTTGCGGTTCGTAACGATGACCATGTGTTGCAATACATTGGTTCAGATAGCGCAGATTTTGATTATCCCTTAAACTCTTTGCCTTCAGGTTCACCGTGGGAGTGGAGTTTTTGGAACGACACTCTGCGTCTTTACCCTGTTCCTGATAGTGCAGAAACTATTTATGTGAGAGCTATACGTAACCCAACTGCGTTTGGGTTAGGTAGTTCTAGTGGTTCTTCTCCTGATTTACCTGATCCGTTTCATGCGGTTTTGGCTACGTACGCTATTTCGGCTGCGTATTTCCAGCAGGAAGATCCAACAATGGGTAACCAATACATGGCGTTGTTTACTTCACAACTTGACAACCTTGCCCGTCGCTACGCTGACACTCCTGCTCCGCAACCTATGATTGCGAATAGCCGAAGTTCAACTCTTTACGCTGCGGGTATGGGAAGGTTGAGGTACGCCAATACTGGCGGAGTGGTCTGGTAATCCCTGATGGCTCGTCAAGGATTTTCTCTTGAAGTACTGGAATCGTTTTCAGGTGGATTGAACCTTAGAAGCGATCAGTTCAACCTTGCAGACAACGAATCACCCGACATGCTCAACGTAACTGTTGACCCTCGTGGTGGTATAAGAATGCGTGACGGTGTTGACCGCCGAAACACCACAGCCTTAAGCGCTGACGTTAAAGGCATGTGGGGGTTTCATACTGATTCTGGAACTAACCAGTTATTGGTTAATTATGGAACAAAAGTGGCTCATTCGGCGGTGGGCAATTTTACGGATTTAACAGGAATAACAGCAAGGACAGATGGCTCCCGTGTTTACGGGATGACAATGAACAATGTTTCTTATGGCGTTAGTTATGACAAGCCGTCTTTCAAGTGGGATGGGTCAACGGCTGCGGATCTCGGAACCGCTTTTGGGGCAAGCGGCAACATGCCGCAAGCCCAATACATTGCTTTCTGGAACAACTTTGCATGGGTGGCGAACACTTACGAATCAGGAACGGGTTACCGTTCCAGAGTCAGATGGTCAAACACAAACACTCCAGAAACATGGTCAGCGGAAGATTACGTAGACATAGATGTTGGTGAACACGGCGACCAGATAACTGGTCTGGTTGCTGCTAGTGATCGTTTAATAGTTTTCAAAACAAATAGCGTGTATGCGATATTTGGTTTTGATTCTGATTCGTTTCAAGTTGTTACGTTAAGTAACGACGTTGGGGCAGTGGAACTGTCGTCGCCTGTAAATACTCCAGTTGGAACATTTTTTTGGCACGCACAAGAAGGCATATACGTTTACGACGGTCAAAGTTTTACGTGGCTGTTTAGCAAATTGCAGCCAGCTATAGATAATCAGCAAATTACTTTTGGTTCTGCTCCACAAATAGCGTGGGGTAACAACAAGCTTTACGTTTCTCTTGATTACACAGATGGTGCGGCAACAACTCGTCGCACTTATATTTATGATCCTTCGTTGGGTCAGGGTGGTGCATGGGTAGCTACAGATATTGATGCTGGCCCATTGTTTTCGTATCGGCCACCAAATAGTACGCCTACAGTGTTTGCTGGTTGTGTAGCAAATACAGGTTCTGTGGTTGATGTTGAAGATGAACAAAAACGTGACGCTGATCGTTACACGTCAAGCACAGAAACACATATTGATTCATACTTCGTTACTCGTTGGGTAACAGGAAAAGACCCCATTGTTAAGAAACGTTGGGGTCGTCCAAGGGCTGTTGTTTCTGCTGAAGAAACAATTACGTTGCCTATAAATATTTTTAAGGATTACGACAAATCTACGCAAACGTCTAGTTTCAGTGTGAGTGTGACAGGTAAAACGTCTGCTTCTCGTTGGGATACAGCTAAGTGGGATGATGCGGGTGCTGATTCTGCTTATCTTGCTAAATGGGATGCTATTGGTCGTGATCTCACCGCTGATGTCAAAAACTTGCCTACACTTGGGACAGGACGGAGTGTAAGTATGAAAGTCAGCGGACCTACTAATAATTTCCATTGGGAAATCAATGCGCTGGCGTTCACATATACGCCAAGGAGACTGCGTTAAATGGCAACTCTTGGACCTCTAAACGACTTTACGGCAGGAACAACGATTGTTGCTGCCGACATGAACCAGAACTTTACGGACATTGAAACTTTTGTAAACACCACTCCTGGTGTTGTACAAAAAGACATTGTTGACGCAAAAGGTGACCTTATTGTTGCGACCAGCGCTGACGCTGTGTCTCGGTTAGCTGTTGGCACGAACGATTATGTGTTGACTGCTGCTTCGGGTGAAGCAACAGGTGTTAAGTGGGCTTCTGCTCCAGCAGATGCGACAAAGATGCCGCTTGCTGGTGGTACTTTTACTGGTGCTGTTACGTATCAGGGTGCTAGCCCGATACTTTTGACGGGTGCTACTACTGGCAATGGCTACGAAACGACTATCACGGTGACTGATCCGACTGCTGACAGGACGCTTACTTTGCCTAATGCGACTGGGACAGTTGCTCTTACTAGTGATATACCCACGTCTGTAAACGGTACATCGGATAACATTATTTCTAATCAGGTCTTTAGCTAAGGGACAGATATGGCGACATATTCAAAACATCTTCTTTCGGGAAGCACAAACGGAAAGAACATTTCTGTAACAGGAACTAGCACGGGCGCATCTGTGACCGTACATACAGCGACTTCAGGTACATCTAATTTGGATGAGATCTGGTTGTATGCGACTAACACAACTGCTACCGCTCGTGTTCTTACTATTGAGTTTGGTGGCACTACAGATCAAGACGATTTAATTGAGCTTGAAATTGCTGCTGATTCAGGAATGACACTTATTATTCCTGGGCTTCTCTTACAGAACAGTTTAGTAGTAAAAGCGTTTGCTGCTGCTGGGGATGCAATTAACTTAAACGGTTACGTAAACCGCATAACTGCATAATCGGAGGGCTTGATGTCGTTCCGACAGGACAGAACTAACCCATCATCGGCTGTTTCTAATTGGAAAGGGCGCTCGGACACCCCGAAGGGGCATCCAAGCACTCAAGTGTCTACGTGGCTTAACGGGGCTTTGTTTGGTGGTCAGATAGAAGCAACAGGTGGCACGGTTAGTGATGCTGGTGGATACCGCTATCACACATTTAATTCTTCAAGCAACTTTGTTGTTACTGTTGGCGGTGATCTTGTTGACATTATGTGTTTGTCTGGAGGCGCTGGCGGCGGCGCTGGCGGCTGGAGTGCTGGGGGTTCTGGCATGGGTTGCGGCGGCGGAGGCGGCGCAGGCGGAATGCTTCAAGTAGATGAAACAACTATTGATGCAGGGACATACGCAGTAGTTATTGGTGCTGGAGGCACAAGCCCCAACGGAGGCTACCCAGGTCAAGCAGGTGGAGATTCATCTGTTGCTACGTATGCCACTACTTCTAATGGTGGTGGCGGCGGTGGCTCTTACGCTAACCCCGCTGGTTTTGGTGGTGGTTCAGGCGGTGGCGGAGGAATGAGAAACTCTGGCCCTATGCTTGGTAATGGTGCATCTCCAACGCCTGCTGGGCAGGGTTCTGCTGGTGGCAACGCAACAACGTTTAACGCTGGCGGTGGTGGAGGTGGCGCTGGCGCAGTGGGTCTTACTGGTGGTGGTTCTGGTGGTGTAGGTGGCGCTGGAATTGATTGGAAATCCCTTGGCACAACTTACGGCGGTGGCGGAGGTGGTGGTTCAGCAGGCTCAGGTAACGCCCTTGCTGCTGGAGGCGCTGGTGGTGGAGGTAAAGGCTCCTACTACGTTTCACCTTCTAACACTAATGGAACTGCAAACACTGGTGGAGGTGGCGGTGGCGTAAGAGAATACATTGCGGCAGAAGGCGGTGGCCTTGGTGGTTCAGGAAAAGTCATTATCCGTTACCCCTATGTGGCTTAGGAGAAGTTGTGGCTCATTTTGCAGAAATTGATGAAAACAACGTAGTTCTTAGAGTCATTGTTGTTGGTAACGAAGATACTGTTGACGAAAACGGTGTTGAAGTTGAAAGTATTGGTGCAGCTTTTTGTGAAAATTTGTTAGGTGGTAATTGGGTTCAAGCTTCTTACAACGCCCAAGACAACAAGTTTAGAAAACAATTTGCAGGTAAAGGTTTTACTTACGACCCTGATGCTGATGTGTTTATAGCTCCCCAGCTATATCCGTCGTGGGTTCTTGACGAAAACCATAACTGGACAGCGCCGACACCATATCCCGATGATGGCAAAGATTACTTTTGGGATGAAGAATCTGTTGGATGGGTTGAAGCGTAATGGCTGTTACGTATCGCCCCACGCACAAATTTCTGGGACAGAACAATGTTTCTTTAGAGTATGAATTAAGGAAACTGTCTCAAAAAATTGAAGCTATTAGCGATACGGATAGCGATATTCGTGCAGTCGCTTCGGGAGCTATGGCAATTGCCACATCTGCCGAGTCAACTGTAAGCGCTACTTCTGGTTCTGCATCAGCGAATGCTGCTGCGATTACAGTGTTACAGAACGATCTTGAAGCAGTCCGACTAGGACTTTGGAGTTAAAATGGGTATTTCTAGGGCAGCGGCAGGCTACGGAAAAAGCATAAGCGATCAAGCTTTAACTGTTTCTAATACTGCCGTAGGTTTAACAGTTCCAGCAGGTTCAGTTGCAGCCATGATTACTAATGGCGCAGAAGCGGTGCGGATGCGGTGGGGTACCCCCACAGCATCTGTCGGGCATTACTTGAACCCTTATTCTGTTGTCGATGTGTACGAATGGGATTTGGCTACTGTCAAATTTATTCGTGTTTCGGCTGATTCGGATATTCATATTACTTACTTCGGTGAGGCGTAATTATGTCAGGTATTAAACGGATAGCGCAACGTGTCGATCAGGTTTCTACTGGCGATATTTCTGCTGTGACTACTACCGCTCCTTTGCAGGGCGGTGGTACGAGTGGTGCTTTGGCGCTTACATTGAACACGCAGTCGGCTCAGATTGTGTTGACTGGACAGGTGTTTAGCTAATGGCTTATGCGGGTTTTGGAGATCGGGCCAGTTCGCTGGGTCGTCAGACCCGTGAATACGGTTATGGTCTTAGCGATATTCAGCGTGCGTCTGAGCGTATTGGTCGTTCTGATGCGATGAATCAGTTTAATGTTGAGCAGCAGATTGGTCGTGCTGCTCGTAGTTTGCCTGGGGTTTTTAATCGTCGTGGGATGATTGATTCTGGGCAGTATAAACGTGCGCAGGAGATTGCTGCGGGTGAGGCTGAGTTGGCTCGTTTTGGTGTGGCTGCTCAGACTGAGGAGGCTCGTAGGCAGTTGGATCAGCAACGTAATTTGTTGGAGGAGCAGTTGTATGGTTCTCAGATTGAGGATCAGATTGCTAATGCGTTGCGTCGGTTTGCTGTTGCGCAAACGGTCGGAGGGTTAATGTAATGGCTACTCAAGCTGAACGTTTACTTCAAAAAGGTTTACGAATAGACCCAATAGGTAGAACTAGTCAGTTAATGGGTACGCAAGGTGGGTTTGTTGATTATTCTCAGCCAGCGATTGGTCCTACTAAAGGCAATCAGTTAGCGAACGTTGCTCCTGATATAGCTAAGCGTCTTGTTAGATCAGCTATTAGCGCTATTCCAGGTGTTGGAGGATTGGCAGCTTTAGGGCAAATAGGTTCAACAATTAAACGTAGTCCTGATGCTGTTAATCCTGCTCAAGCAAGTGCAATGCGTGGTCCAAATGCTCCAATGGCACGAGTTGAAGAAAACATAAAAAAAGTTGCTCAAACGTTAGATCCTGGGCAAAGAAATTTACAACGCCAGCAAGCTGATGCAAGAAGGTTAGCTGCGGATTTTGCTGCTAGAGAGTTTGGTGTTGGTACTCCTAAACCAACAGTAACGACTCCTGTAACAACAACTCCTGTAACAACAACTCCTGTAACAACAACTCCCGTAACAACAACTCCCGTGGTAGAAACCCCTGTTGACGATGATTTTCGTGTTGTAATTCCTCCATTTCCTGATATTGAATCTCCTGCACCCGATGTAGGCGCTGGCATACGTGATTTGTATGGTGAACTTGCTACTCGTGATTTTACGGCAGAGATTTCGCAGCTTATGGCTGATCGTGCCGCTAATTTGCGTGGATTAAACGCTGAATCTGCTACTCGTTTAGCGCAAACAGTTGCTCGTCGTATGACACAGATTGGTTCTGTTGAAACTGATTTAGCTGCCGAGATTGCTTCTACTGAAGCGGATCGACTTGCGCAACAAGAAGCACTTGCAGCGCAAGTGGCTAGTCGTGCTACTGGTTTGGTGGGTGACACTACAGCTAGTTTGGCGGCGGCTCGTGAGGCTCTTGGTCCTGCTCTTACTGACGAGTTTGAGCGTGTTGCTCAACTTGTGGGTTCTCAGGCTCGTTCTCAAGGAATGTCGTCGCAAGATGCGATGGCTCGTTTGAATCAGGTAGCGAATATGGCTGCGGCGGAGCGTATTGCGGCTCCTGCGCAGTTAGCTGCTGAAGCTGAGTTGGCTTTGGGTGACGAAGAGTTTGCTTTAACTAATCAGTTGCAAGAAAACTTAAGTACTCAGTTGGCAAGTTTGGATGAAGCCGAAACTGAAGCTTTGCTTAATGAGATGATGCGTCAAGAACAGTTCTCTAATCAACGTGATAGTCAAATGATTGCTGCGTTGGCAGATCAACTTGTTCGTGAAGATACGCAAGCGTTCCAAGCTGGTCAAGCTGATTTAACTCGTGGATTCCAAACTTCTGAACGTGAAGCTGGACAAGAGTTTAGAACTAGTGAACGTATTGCTGGTCAAGAGTTTTCTGCTAATCAAGCTGCTGCGGCTCGTCAAAATAGTTTGATGAGAGAAGCTTTGAAGGAGTCTGCGAAAGCTGCTGCTAATGCTTTGAAAGCTAAAGATGATGCGAGTGTTGCAGCTACTTTGGGTATTGATGTTTCTGTGTGGAGTGGTTTGAATGATGGTGCTAAGACAGCGTTGTTGAACAATGTGATGGAGCAACAAGTCTTGCAAGGCGAAGGACAATTTGCTGCGCCATTGGGCACTATGGCTAATTTCCGTGGAAAGAATCCTGGGGTTGATCCAGATTTCTTTACTCATTTAGAAGCACTTTATAATTACGAAGTGCTTGGCGATTTAGAGGCTGTTGATATGGCTCAAAGCGCTTATTTAGATGAACTTCAAAAAGATCAAGGTTTGAGTGGTCCTAAAGGGTTAGCTCCTCGCGATATTGTGCAAATTCAAACTTTGTATGATTCATACAAAAAAGATGCAGATATAGCTATGGCTCAAGAAGCGCGCGATATGCGTAGAGTGCAAAACCGTGTGCTTAACCCATTGCGTTATAACCCTGCTTTAACTGCTGCTATGGAAGGGTAAAAGTACGTTGTGGCTTTTGGTGCACCTGCCTTATCAAGACAAGCAATGCAACAAGCCCTTCGCAATGCGGGGGCTTTAAGCAATACTGGCACTCCTAAATCATCTATAGATGAGATAGGTAGAGCGATTGGTGTTCCTGCTTCTAGCCGTTATACCCCTCCTACTGCTTCGTTGGGGCCAATGGCAGCACGGAATCTTCAGAAATGGTCTGAAGAAAAAGCGGCAGAAGATATGCCGCTTTGGGCTAAAGCGATAACTACTGGACCTGTAGGCGGCTTCTTAAACATAATCCAAAAACCATTAGCGCTTACAACGTCTGCTATGAAAGAAGGCATTGACCTGTTTACGGGTCAAGAAGCAAGTTGGGGCGATTTCACTAAACAGGTTGGTGACAACTATACGTTTGGTCGTTTGTTGGGTGACTATGACTTGTTACAGGGTGAGGGTTGGCAGAAGTGGGCTGCTCGTGGTGTTGGTTTTGCTGGGGATGTTATTTTTGATCCTTTGAATTTGTTGAAGCCTGTGAATGCTGGTGCGAAGTTAGCGTTGCAGGTTGCTAAACGTGGTACACGGCCTATTGCTGGTGAGCTTGCTCGTAATGCTGTGTTGCAGAGTGTTCGTCGTGGCATGGGTGATGATGTTGCTCGTGGTGTTTCTAAGGTTGCGGATGATCTTGCGGAACGTGGTATTACGTGGGAAACGTTGGCTGATGACATTGCGGAGATTGGTACTGATGGCGTTTCTGCAATTAATAAGGGTAAAACGATTGCTAAGTGGTCACGTAATGTTGATGATGATGGTTGGACGTTAATTAATAGGACTGCGATTGAGGGCGGCGACGAAGTTGCTATTGATGTAGCTGATGATGTTGTTAATGAGATAACAGACATCATCAAGATCGGTGCGGATGTTCAGGCGTTTCGTGGTGGTCCAACTGTTTTAAGTGCAAACAATTTGCGTACTGTTGCTAAGGGTATGGCTAAGACGGGTATGGATTCGTCTTACCGTATGGGTGCTGATCCGTTTACTCAAATGTTGGGGGATGCTGCTCGGTTGCCGTCTGGTGTGAGTCGCATTCTTGCTAAGACTGATGAGGCTACTGGTGAGCTTGTTGAGACTTTGGTTGAGGATGGTGCGGTTACTGCGTTTCGTGGGGCTGATGGGCAGATTGTAGGTAGTGCTGATGAGGCGGCTAACGCTTGGCGTGGCCGTTTCTTGGGTGCTGCTGAGGCTGAGAACATTAAGTATCAGTGGGGCATGAGTATGCCGTTTACTGGTGTTGTTGGTCGTGCTTTGCGTGTTGCTGATCCTATTGAGCGTTTGTCTGAAAAGTTTATTCGTTCGGGTGCTCAGTATCCTGTTGGGTTGCGTTTGATTACTAGTGAGACTCCGTATGTGGGTCGTATGGTTACTGGTATTCCTCAGGGATTGCGCAAGGGTGTTGCCGCTGTTGGTGGTAACAGGCTTGGGCAGGCTTTGTTGACTTCTGCTGGTCGTATGGGTCAGTTGAAAACTGATATTCGTGAGTCTACGGATGCGGTGTTCCGTCAGCGTGGTAAGCGTGTTGTTCATGCTGTGGCTCGTGGGGATTCTGTTGGTAAGACTGTTCGTACAAAGTTGATGCGTGTTGCTGCACCGTTTTTGCGTGAAGTAAAAGATTTGGGTGCAGATACTTCTGATGTTTATTATGCAATTAGTGGCGACGTTCAGGCTGCTGAGAATATTGCTCGTTTGGAACGTGAGGCTGGGTTAGATCCTGGTGGTTTGGTGGCTCGTGGCAAACAGTTGTTTGCTGATATGCGCACGTTGGCTAATAAAGATTCGGGTCGGGATTGGATTGGTGAGGTGGATGATTATGTTCCTCGCCAGTTGACTGACAAGATTCGTGATGCGTTGTTTAATGCTGACCAAGCGTTATCTAAAAGTAAGTATGTTAAGCGTGTTCATCAGAAGCGTGGGAAGTATTCGCCTACGATTGACCAGAGCCGTAAATATATTGACACTGACGAATTTGGCGATCGTGTCAAAAAACTTGTTAAAGAAAAAGGCATAAGTGAAAATGCCGCTAAAGCTCAGTTGCGTAGCGAAGGTGTTACTGACCAGTTTTATGGCGAAACTCTTGTTAAGGGTTCTGTTGAAAAACAGATAGCAGAGATATTGGAGCGCACGGGCGCAGATTATTCTTTGTTTGCTGACGACATTGATCTTGCTATTCAGGGTTGGATTAGGCAAGTGTCGAGTCGGTCGGGTGAGGTTTATACCGAGTCGTTGTTGATGCGAGAAGGCATTTTGATTGAGCGTTTAGCTGAGTACAGCTATTTGCCTTCGACTGAAGCTGTTGCTATGGCGAAGCGTTTTCATGCTGCTCAGGCACGTATGGCTAATGCTGCGGCTGATTTGACTGCTGCTTTGGAACGTCAAGCAGCGAACTTGCCTGACTATGATTCTGTTGCTTTGCAACGTGAAGTTGACGAGTTGCAAGAAGTTTATGATCAAGCTTTCAAAGAAGTTGAACGAGCAAACAAAGCTCAAGAAGCTGTATTTGAAAAGTTCGCTGCGGCAGAAGAAGCGTACACAAATCAATTACGGCAAATAGAAGAAACCAATCTAGGTATTAAACAAATCGAAGCGCAGCAAGCGTTGTTTGATGATGCTGCTGAAGGATCGTTGCCAAGTCAAGCCGTCAAGTTAGAAGAACGCCGTTTGGCGTTAGTCGCTAAACGTGACAGCTTGTATGCGAAAAACATTGATGTTGCGCAAACAGCGTATGACCGTGTTGCGTCAGGAACCGCTGCTCGTTTGTACATAGAGAATGCTTTAGCTGGTGTGCTTGGTTCAGCAGAAAACTTTAGAGCTTTTCTGCGTGATCTAGGTAATGTCAATCCTTCTAATTTGCAAGAGACTTTAGAAACTGCTCCGTTGTGGACTGCTCCTGACGGAAACAGTTTTGATGTTGAACGTGTTTTTGCACAGTTAGAAGATGTTCTAGGTTCTACTGACAAAGACAGTATTGGTGTGTGGTTGGGTGTTGAAAGCCAGTTAGCTGATCCTGCGGCTATGGCTGGGGATGCTGCGAACCCTGCTGTGAAGTTAGATTTTGCGTTGCAACGCATAGATATAGATTCACAAGAGGCTTCGCGGTATTTAGATCAGTTTGACGCTGTTGCTCCTGATAATCCGATAGGTGGTAAACCTGATCCTGAGGATGTTATTGAAGCTAAACGTCGCATTATTGAATTAACAGACGATCAAGTTAAAAACAATCTTCCTTTGTCTCAGGTTGTGTCTAACAACAAAGCTGAGATGCGTGGGTTGTTGAGAACTTATTTTGCTGGCGCAAATTTTCCTGTTGCTACAGAGATTGCTAAGGGTAGCGATTTAGGTGATTTGGTTAAACAGGTTGACCAAACTTTGGGTAAAGAAATTCAAAGTATTGAACGTCAGTTAGATGATTTGGCGAAACTTGGTGAAGATACTGATTTGCCTATTCGTATCAATATTGTGTGGCAAGGGCAGCCGCATACAATCACTGTTAAAGACTATGTGTTTCTTCGTGATTTGAAGAACGGTATAGATCCGTTGTGGCATGGCGGTCAAATTCCTGCTGCTACTACTCGTGTTTCTGTTGACGACATTTTGGAGCAAGGAACTTTAACTGCTTTGCCTCCTGGTCAAGCTCCTGGGTCAAACCCAGGTGGCTTGTATGAGTTAAACGGGAATCGTTATTACATTAAACGTTATGGCGGGGTTGATGATCCTGTTGGGTTGGTTGATCCTGTTGAGCGTGCAAGTGGTGAAGTGATTGCTAATGCTTTGTATCGTGAGCTTGGTTTAACTGCTCCAGATAGTTATGTGTCTCGTGCAACTGAGGGCGGCATTTATCATGTCGCTCCGTTTATGGACAACATTGATACTGTAAAAAACATTACGGCTGGCATTTCGGATGCGCGAGTTTGGACGGACCAGTTTGGTCGCACTCGTGTTACTTCTGCTTTGGAAGTTCCTGTTGGTGCTGCTTCTAGCACGATAGCTGAACAGTTGTTTCGTGGTTATGCAGCGGATGTGTTGCTTGCAAACTGGGATGTTGTTGGCATGGGTGCCGACAACATTGGTATCCGTACGGGTGTTACTCCGCATTCTGCTTTTGTTCGTATTGACAATGGGGCTGTGTTTAATAGTCGTGCTCAGGGGTTACCTAAAACTGAAACTCCAGCGTGGGACCCGACGCTAGTTAGCGAACAAAGATCTTTTCAAGATCCTGCAATGAGTCCTGATTATGCGCCGTTGTTGGCGGAAGCTATGCAACAACTTGAGAATCCGACTGGCTTGTATGCGCAACAAATTCAATCTTTGTTAGATTTGCGTGCTCAGTATGGGGGGATGAACAGGTTTGTTCATCGTTTTGTTCCTGGGTTGTCTGATGATGAAGCTAAATATTTTTCTGATTGGTTAGAAGTGCGCTTACAGAGAATGGCGCAAGGAGCAGGTAAAGAATATTTTGATGAAGGTTCTGAAGATTTATTAAAGCAAGCGTATAGCGTTCGTGGTTGGTCTGAGGATCGTATTGATGCGGCTGTTGCTGCTGGGTCTGATAGCCAGTTGTTGTTGAATCACAGAAGCAGTAATCAGTTGTTGAATCTTATTCAACGCCCGAATCGTGGTTACGCTGACTTTAGTTGGGGTGATTACGACTTTTTGAATACGACTGTTGCTCCTCAGACGTATCAGGGTTCTACGCCAACGCATCGTTTTTTGCTTGATATCCCTCAGGGTGCTGCGAATATCAAAGTTTATGGTTTGCGTATTGGTGAGTCTGAAGCTGCTAGTGCTCAGAAGATTATTGATATGCAGAATGCTTCTGATCCGATGAAAGCTACTGCGGATTTTAAGGCTGATGATTGGTTGAGTAGTTCTGGTGGGGCAAGTTATCCTGTGACTGTTATTCAGGCTGACATGTTTGCTCGGGTTGCTGACGCTGATCCTGATTTTTTTGATGAGATAGTTAATCGTTTTATTAAACAGTCTGAGGCTTTGCCTGCTGTTACTGATCCAACTACTCATAATGCTTTGGCTTCTTCACGGATGTTGAAGTGGGCTAAAGATATTGTGAAAATGGATTTGTCTAATATTTATGGGGCTGATCGTCAGATACTTGAAAAGCTTATGGGTATGTCATTTGCGGAGCGTGTGCAGTTTGCTGCGTGGCGCAAATGGGGTCGTGGTGTTGACGCTAATGGAGACATAGTAAAGCTTGATCCGCAAAAGTTTGGTGGAGATATTCCGTCTGATGATTTGTTGATTGACAATCTTACGGAATTTGTGAGGTTGACTGATAATCAGTTGTCTCCTAATTCTGGTCGTGTTAATGGGAGTGTTTTATCTGCGCAGAAAGAAATGTATGTTTCTTTGCGCAAAGTTTGGGATGAAGTTTTTGATAGTCAGTTTGGTGACAAGGTAGCGTTTTGGAATTTGGAGCCGACTCAGGCTACGAAGATGCCTCGTTGGACTCGGTTTTTGAGAACGTTTCAACGGTCGTTGTCTGCTGATGGTTACAGCGCAATGGTTTGGTATGACGCTTTGGATGGCGCTTACGTAAAGTCTCAGTCGTTTCCTAACATGATGTTGGCTAATCCTTCGGCGGCGCATGGCGCTGATGTGGCTATGACTTCTCAGAACATAGGAAAGCTTCTTGATCCTGGGTCTTTAACTAAAGAAGAGCTTGAACGGTTATCTAAACAGGCTCCTGAAACTCTTTCTCCTAAGGAAGCTTCTGCTGTAAAAGCAGCGAAACAACAGAAGGCTTTAGTTTTAGAACCTGAAGCTGTTATTGATTTTTTTGAACGTGAAGCGTTAAGTAGTTTGTCTCCGTTGAAGGAACAGTTTCCGAAGCAAGAAGATTTGTTGGAAGCTTTGTATGAGCAACGCAGCAAATTGATAATGGATTCTGCTTTGTTGCAGGAAGAGTTAAGTTCTACGTTTGCTACGTGGCAGGACACGTTGTTGGATACGGAACGGATGTCGCAGCTTGAGGCTTTGCAAGCTGCGTCTGGTGCGGGTTATGGTGCGGGGGCTAGGTTTAGGCGTAGTCCTGCGCAGGTAGAGGCTTTAGAGCAGGCTGGCATTGATAAAGATAAATTGAATGCTGCTATTGGTTTGAAAGAGTCTTTGGAAAACGCTGAAGAGAATGTGGCGTTAGCTCAAAATATTCTTGAGAATATTGAGAGCAATGGTTTTTCTACGGAGTTGCAGCAAGATTTAGCGCAAACATTGAAAGTGTTGATGGAGGCTGATAATGCTCGTTTGTCGTTTGCGTGGGATGAGTATGCTGCTGGGGCTAATGATTTTCAAAATATTTTAGATGAGCGTGCTGCGTCGGCTGCGCCTTGGTCTTATCGGGACATTGCAAAGATGGACGATCTTACTCAAGAGGTATCTAAAGTATTAGATGAAACATTTGAAGCTAGTTGGAAACCAATAGGTAACCAATTACAAGGACCAGCAAACATTGTTGAAGCTATGACTGCCACGGAAACGTGGGTTGCCCGTGGCGGTTTCAAAGGTTTTATGCGGCAATACGACAGAGTGCACAATTTGTTGCGCGCATACATGATTGCAAAACCTGGGTTTCATGGCAGGAACTTTTTCTCTGCTTCGTTTATGAATCATCTTGCGGGAATGAACGCAAGTTCATACCGCAAGTTCATGCGTGCGTATTGGAAGTTCCAAGAAGAAGAAGCTGTTCGTCTTGGGTTGCCTGATCGTGCGTCGAAGATGCGTAAAGCTATGCGTGCTCGTGGTATTAGACCTGAGAATGTTGATTCTTCTCATGTGCAAATTGTTCGTGAGATGGATCGGACTGGTTCTTTGGGGTCTGCTGGTGCGCAGGTTGCTTCTGAGTTTGTGGAATCTGAGGTGCGTGTAGGCGGTCGTCGTATTTCTTTAGGTTCTATTAATCCTTTGAGTGCTCAGAACTTGCCTTTGCAGTTGTCTCGTGATTTTGGTATGGCAACTGAAACGTTTGTTCGTGGTTCTCTTGGGTTTGACACCATGCTTAAAGGTGGAACTGCTGAGGATGCGTTCGACAACATAATGAAATTTCATTTTGATTATTCAGATTTGTCGGACTTTGAACGCAATGTAGTTAAAAAGCTTGTGCCGTTTTATACGTGGACTCGTAAGAATCTTCCGTTGATGATGGAAATGATGTTGCGGCGGCCACAGATCTTTAATAGGTATAACTCGTTTAAGAAAGAAATGGAAGAAGGATTAGAGCGTCCTGAAGAGGTTCCTGATTGGATGGTTCGTGGGGGCGCTATCCAAACTCCGTTTACTTATGACGGGGAAAGTATGTTTATTCTTCCTGATTTGCCGTTTAAGTCTCCTTTGGAAATGATTGATCCTTTGTTTACGGGTGAGCTAACTGCGGGAGAACGTGCGGCTAAAGCAATTAGTACGTTTGGTTCTCAGATGACGCCTTTGGTGAAGGCTCCATATGAGTGGCAAACTAAACGTAATTTGTGGAAGGGCTACAACTTTGATGGTCGTTATGACGAGGTTCCTCGTGCTTACACGATGGTTCCTGGGATGATGCCTGCTTTGAAGTTAGCTGGGATAGCTCAGAAACGTGAGCGTGATGATAAGTGGGTTATGAAAGACTATGAGCTTCATTCGTTTGCTCAGTTGTTGCCTACGTTTATGGATATTCGACGGTTGTTCCCTGACGAAGAACGTTATCGGGAACGGTTATTAAGTAACTGGATTTCTTTTATGGCTGGTGCTGGTTTAAGAACTAACACTAAATGGGAACAGCAACGTTCTCGTATTTCTCGTGAGTTTGATAAACGTGAACAAGAACGAGAACTTCGCGAACTACAAGGTCCTAACCTTTAGGGACGAACTACCCTATAGGTATGCAGTTCATTTCCCGTGACGAGTGGGGGGCCATTGACTCTGGTAAGAGGTTAAGCGAATTTCGCCGTGTCCCTGTAGGTGTTGTTGTTCATCATACGACTGGTTCTGGTTCCGCCCCTTGGGATCGTATTCGTCAGCATGACAAGTATCACGTTAAGACTCGGGGCTGGCGGTCTATCGCTTACAACTGGTTGGTTTCTGGTGAAACTGGCGAGATCTTTGAGGGTCGTGGGTGGAAGCAGGGTGCAGCTACGAAAGGGCATAACTCTAATACCACTTCCATTTCTTACATTGGTTCGGGTGACGATCTAACTGAGAAGGGAAAGGAGGCGATCCTTACCGTTGTAGAGGCAATGCGGAAAGAGTATGGCGACCACTTATGGGTCAAATGTCATAGAGATTTCGGCACCACATATTGCCCTGGGGACGGTCTAGCGGACTGGATTACATCTGGGATGCCGATGACGGGAACGCCTACTGCTCTTGATTGGGATGTTCGTATGGAAGAGATGGAATCTTTAGGGGTAGATTTCCGTCGCAAGCCTTTGCACCGTGGGTCTAAGGGTAAGAACGTGGCTACTTTGCAGGCACGTTTGAATGAACGCATCAACGCACAGCTTGTGGTAGACGGCATATTCGGGCGAAAAACCCAAAAGGCCGTTTCCGAATTCCAGGCCAATTTTCCGATACGGCGGGATGGGGTCTGCGGGCCTGTAACTTGGCGTTATCTGTGGTTTGTTTAAGGAGATATTTTGTTTAATTTAGATTTTTTGAGAGATTGTTTTGAACGTGGTTTGGCTACGTTCTGTCAAGGATTTGTAGGCGCTATGGCCGTTCCTGGCCCTGACTGGACGGACTCGTTAAAAATTGGTGCGGTTGCTGCTGTCATTGCTATTGGTAAAGCTATTGCTGCGACTCGTGTGGGCGATTCGCGATCAGGTTCGTTGGTTAGTTGACGTGTCTGAGGAGCAAGAGAACTCCGAGTGGGAAGAGTGGACCGAAGAGTACGGTTATCTTGCTTCTGAGATTTATAACGATATAAAAAGCACTTCACATTTGTTGAATGTGGATGACGGGAATCATGCTAAATGGCATGATGACTCGTTAGCTGTGATGATTGTGTTGCCGTTTGAGCACGCTATGGCGTTCTCTGCGGAGTCAATGATTAACGATTTTGAGAACAGTCCTTTGCACAGCCATGTGTTTGCAATAATCAGTGGCCTGATTCTTGCGTCGGCTGATGCAATGGATGACTCAGACTATGAAGTAGATGAGTAAAAAATTCAAATAGTCTCTAACAATTTGTCGTTTATTTAACGCTCGTTTAAGTTTTCTTAGAATGTAATCACGCTTACGTGCCACTGTTGTTTTCGGTAAGTTTGTTAATCGTTCAACTTGTCTAAGGCTTAGACGTTCAAACAACAAAGCGTTTAGTAACCAGATTTCATCTTCTTCTAGTTCGTCGAAGGCGTCCAGCACAGCTTCTTGTAGTTGTATGCGTTCTTCTTGTGATTCTTCTAGAGGTGCGTGGGGTGCAGCTTCCTGAAGTATTTCTATTTCAGTTTGTTTTTGTTGTGGATTCCCTTGTGCTTTCCATGAAAGATCAAGAGGATCAAAGGGAAATTCCTTCTTGACCATACTGCCATGCTATGTCGGCTGGTATGGCGAAATATTCTTTTCTATTATCTGGAAATAGTTTTGTTTGTGCTTGAAAACACAAGTCTCTAATTGTGTGAAATCGGAGAAAAGTATGACGGTCAAATAAAGAGTCGTACAAAAATAGTAAGACTTCCATTTGTTCATGCCACCAAGCTAAGGCTTTGAGTTTGTCTACCTTCATGTGGATTTCCTGGCTACGCCCAAACCCTTGTACTTCTACTAAATAGTTTTCTGTCAAGTAGTCAGGTGTGTAACAAATTTCGCGAGGAACGTTGCTTAAACGAAAGGGTGGCCTGTTCAGGCCGTAGCGTGCGTAAGGCCACGGGGCTACTTCTTCAAACTTGCCTTCGGCTAAGTCGCCCATTTGGTTTAAACGTTCGGAGAAATCTAGGTCTTGGAACTTCATGTTTTTTCCGCCTGTACCCAAACTACATCTCTGTCATTTGGAATGATCCCTGACTTTTGTAAACCGTCGGCAGCTAGCTTGACGTAGTTGTCTAGGTCGCCACGCAGTTTGGTTTTGCCCCAATCTGGTAGCGACGTAATTTTTACGTAGGTGCTTTCGTCGGTGAAATGTAGTTCTAGTTTTACTGGTCCTTCAAAGATAGGTGGATTGTCGCCTACAGCTTCTACGATACGGTTTTCTGCTTCGACCGTTTCTTTAGGTGTGTAGGCACGTCCGCTACGAGTCATACGTGGACGGCCCTTTGTGCGGGGCCGTCCTTCTATGACTAACTCATACGTGTCTGACTGCTCTTTTTTGGGCATCGTCTACTAGCCGTTCCATTTGTCGGTCGCCATCTCGTCGGCCCATAAACTTTGGGCCTTCTTCATACCATTGGCCTAGTCGTGAGTCTAGGTCGTTGGTCCATGACACTACGTCGCCTCGTTCAAATCCTGATTCAAACATGGCTCTTGCGAAACGGTTTAGGAATCCGTGTCGCCCTCGCCCTGCTCCGTGTTGCATGTAGTAATCCACTGGTCCGTTACGGTACATCATTAACGCCAGTCCTCGTAGGCGTGAACCATCTATTCGCATGAGTGGTTCTTTGCTGTAGTCTCGGGGTGGTGGGATATCGGGTTCGGGGTCTTGGTGTAGCTCTGCTGCTCGTTCTAGATCTTCTAATGGGGTTCGCTCTGCTTCGGCTTCTATTATGAAATCCCAAATGTCGTAGGTTTCTCCTGTTTCTGAGTTAACCATGACTTGGCGTCCGTAAGGTCGTTCGCCTCCGTAGGGAAGTCGTATGTAGTTTCCTGGCGGTCCATCTAACCAATCTGATTTGGGGTACACAGCGTCATAGTCTCCGCCTGCTAGTTGCATGACTGCTTTGAGTGCTTTGCGCATTAGCGTGACGGGTGTCCATTCTTCTACAAATACCCATACGTGGTAGCCCTTGCTTCGGGATCGTTCTAACCATGCTGTGATCCCTAGTGCCGAGAATAAGGTAATTGCGTTTTTGGCAATTATTTCTGAATCAATGTCGCCTTCGTCTATGTCGATGGCTCCCCATGTACACATCCATAGTTCACGTTTCATGTCAGGGTAGATGGGTCTGGCTTTTGTGTCTGAGGACGACTGTATGAACCCTGCGGGGCCGCCTTCTTGTTTGAGAGGGTCGTAGACCATCGGATAAATTCCGATCATCTCAGAGCCGCTCAGGTGGTTCTCAATTAGTTCTGTGGAAACGGAGATCCAACGACAGCCACCAGAGTCTGTTCCGTACGCATACGGAAAACCTTGGAATACGTTTTTGAATGCTCCTGCTGCTGCGCTATCCATCGAACGTGCCTTGTTCCCATGTAACTCCTGGCTCTAGGATACGCCCGCTGCTGTCTATGGTCAGGTTTACTTCAGCTTTTTCCCCATCTCCAGCCTTGTTTTTCCACAGGCCAGCGGAAACTTCGTCCTCATAATGAGCGCGAGTTTCCTCATCTAGGTTGGTGTCATCCCATCTACGCCATGTTTCAATTAGAAAATGGCTTTCACTTGTGGATGCGTACCTGCCTGCTTCAATGCCGCCAGCTTTGCCACGGTTACCTGTACCTCTGCCTGACTGGTGGATAATGATTCCCACTAGTCGCCAGTCAGATACAAGTTGTTTGAATGATTCGATCTTGGCTTGGACGCTGGCTGCGTCGCCAGCTTCGCCGCCTCGTATCAGTTCTAGGAAATCGTAAACTAAAACTTCTGGTCGTTTGCCTCCCCACAATGTGGTGGATGCAATGCGTAACGCTTTGTCTAGATCGTCCACAGACATGCCAGTAGATTCAAAATGCAAATTAGTTTCATCTTGCATGATTTGTTCTACTCGTTCCCACGCTGTGGGATCTTCGCGAATTAAACGGTTAATCCATTCTCGTTGATCGAACTCCAAGCGAATAGATGAGTACCGTCCCCAGAACATTGTTTCTGTTTCGTCGGGGCTTACCCAGAGTGTTCGATGGTTGCGATTCTTTGCAACCATGTTCATGGCAAGCAACGTTTTACCTGTATGCGATCTACCTATTAGCGTGACCAGTTGTCCTGGCCTTGCGCCTCCGAGTGTGGCCTCGTCAAAGGCTCGTACTCCGAAACTCCATTCGTTGCCAGCACGTAGGTCATGCCGCATGCGTCGAACTTGTTCCCCTTTGGGGGTAAATAATCTGCGTAGATCTTGGGCGCTTACACCTTCGATCTCTTGTGGTTCAGCCGCAGGAGGTTCGGGGGCGGACGCAGTTGCCGCCCCCGTGACAAGTTGCCTTGCCTCCTCCATGCTGATTTCTTTAGGCATCTACGCCGACAAGCCAACCCTGTGGGTCAACTGGTTCGGGTCGTTCAGGCCATGACCAAGAAGTGTTCTTTTGTAGTGCTGCGAAGTAACCGCTTTTCCCTGCTAGAGGGTGGTTGCCTTCGCCTTGTCCTACGTATGACTGTCCATCTTCACCGATAGATAGTCCCTTCTTTATTTTGAAATCTCCCAGTCCGCATTTGCCTGCTTTTGTTGTCGGGATGTCTTTACCTCGCATTGAGTCTGCCCAATAATCTTGAGGAAACTGGCGAACCCCTGTTTGAAACAGCTTGCGTACCGCTTGATTGTCCATAAAAGCTGAGTCTTTAGACGCATATACGATTCCTGCGTTCTTTTCATTTAGGAATAGTTTATGTATGTCGTTGTACTCTTGGTCATCTAGGTACAGTGATCCGCCTGCTTTTCTTGGTGCTGATGTTGCGCCTTGAAATGCTGCTTCAACTTTGGCTACTGCCGCAGTTTCGGTAGCTGCTACGGGTGCTGCTCCTAGTTGTGTTTTGGTATCCCCAAGAATGTTTGTCAACGCTGACGCATTGTCTGTCAGTGTTGTCAGAATATCCTCGTTGGGGTCTGTCGCATTAGCTGATACCTGTGCTGCTGTCAGTTCGACAGCACCTTTAAGTATCACCTGTGCTTCTATACTCGCACGTTCGTGCGGTTCCATTGGCTTAAATGCCATTATCTTGCGCCTCCTATTATTGCGCCTTTACACCGTGCCCACGCTGGACACCATTTCTCAGAGCACCACCAACCGTCATCACCAAGAGGATATTTAGTCATCTCGGATTCCACGATGTGGCACAGCCCTAAGACCTTTTGACGTAGCCAATCTGTGTGGCCTTTGTCGCGAACTATATCCATGCGACCTACACCTTTGGGGTGCATGATCGCATAAGAGAAATTTGAAATGCCTTTTGCCCAGCAGTATGCCATTGATTGCACATCCCACCGTTCGTACTGCCATCTGTCTCTGCTGTAGTCACGGCTTGGGAACTTCCAGTCCCATAGCCTGTCCTCTTCAACTAGGTCAATGGTTCCTGTGAAACGTACAACTCGTTGGTCATCTTCGTGGAATAGCAAATCAAAGTAATCTTCAACTTCGACTGGTTGTAGTTCGGGTAAGACTTGTATGCGCCAATCTTCTACTTTGCGTAATCCTTCGACATAGGCGCTTTCTGGTGAGTAGCTGTTCCATACTTCGATGGTTGGTAGAGCTTCTTCCCAGTACATTTCAAATGAGTCGATGTGGTCTTGCTTTGTCATTTCCCCGCCTGCTTTGCGGGTGTTGAGTGCGTCTTCTGCTACTGCGTGACATGCCGTACCTAATGTTGCAGCGTCTTTTATTTCTTCGCTTACAAGTCCAAAGATGGTGTTGCGGAATCTTTCTAGGCACATGTCTGCTGTCTTGATTGTTGACTGGCGTGTCCAGTCGTGTACCCAGCGTCCTTCGCTGTCTTTGTGTAGGGGATACTTCATAGTCTCAGAGTAGAGAAGGGGTGGGACATCGAATGATGCCCCACCCCAACTGTTGTTATTTCCCTTCTAGCGCACGGAGCATTGCCGCTGCTTGAAGATCGTAACGAGCGCCCAATTCTCGCATGTCAGCAGCCACCCACGGGTCAGTGTAATAATCTGCGTCACTTTTCAATTCCCAAATATCGTGCGGGGATAGCCACGCAAAAACATGCTGTTTGGTAATTCGTTCTTCTACGCCCGCAGGAAGTAACCGATTCCAAGTGTGGTCGTCATAAAATGCTATAGGCAGTCGATATAGACGACATAACACTTGACCAATACCATGATCTTCTTCTGAAGCATGAGCATTTAAGCCCGTGGCTGAGTTATGTTCTTTGTATAGAACTTTGTAATCACCAATTTTTGCTTTACGCATACAGAACCTCCCAGTTCGTGTCATGTTCCTGTACTGAGTGCCAACCACCCGCCTGAGCGGGGTGGTTGATACTGAGTACTAGTAAGTCTAGCGCGCCGTTTAGCAAAATACACGCGCAGTTGTGTGTCTTTTATTACAGTTCCATTACGAATGTTGCATTTCCGTTACGGCCTTAGGCTGTCTGGCCTCTCTTGATGCCAGCCACGCATTTACTTGTCGAGCAGAAAACAATTTAGTTTTACCTATTTCTTTGATCGGGCGAGGGAAATCGTCATGTCTTACCCGCCAGTTCGTTACAGCAGCAGGGGTGACTCCTGCCCTGCGTGCAATTTCCTGGAAGTTCAGGTATTCGTCTGACGGTGCGGGCGGCAACGCCTCACGCAAGTTGATGCGTGCCGACAAAGCTGTCAAAGCATTTGACATTTCTATGTTGGATTCCAATAACTGATTTGAAACCCTTAATAGTTGTTGAGCTATACCTTCGATACGTTGTAGGCGCTCATCCATTTCTTCTAAATTACTTACTCCCATTGGTCCTCCTTCTTGGGGGTCTTTTTAGGACTGCACTAGGAGTGTTGTGTTTCCACGGTTCCCAGTCCTCATAACGTTTTTTACATTTTACACACCTACAGCCGCCAAGTGCGTAGGTTGCTATTAATCCGTGTCTACTGAAATCAGATCGTTCCCATTCGATGTATTTTCTACCGTCTGTTTTTGCCACGGGCTTTCTCTATTTCTTCTTTGGTGAACGAGTCGTTCTGAAATATGGTGGGGTTATTTCTGCTCATTGCTTTTTTCTGCCATGCGTCTCGTTCGGCTTTGCTTATTTTTGTTTTTTTCTTCGGCAAGTTCTTTCTCCAAGCGCCCTATTTGTGTTTTAAGTTGACGGTTTTTGACCATCAGTTGCGCATATCTGACACGCATATGATGAACAATCGCCGCATCATTAGAGTTTTCTCTTGGTGTGAGTAGCTCTAGGTGTTCAGGATTACAGCATGCTTTGTTGTAACACAAGTGATGTACATGCATTCCGTCTGGTGGTAGTTCCCCATTCGCATACACCCACATCATTCGATGGGTTTGTACATTGTTTTTTGTGCCGCATTCAGCAGCTATGACTTTGGAATTAACTAGTCCGTAGCCTGCTTGTAGTTTGGTTCGTTGCCATTCGTAACACCCGTAAGGGGTTATTTTTATGTACCCGTTAGTTGGGTTCATGTAGTGTTCGACTCGTTCTTTGAATGTCATGCGTTGCATGGCGTTCAAAGGGATGTCTGTTCTTGGGTCTTTATGTTTTTTGTAGTGTCTGTGGTGACCAAAACACAAAGCTATTTTTCCATCAACAGAACCCAGGCCACCAAATGGTTGAAGTGTTCTGCGGGTGCCTGTGCATTTTGAGCCGTCTGGCATGATGGCCCAGCATTCGCCACGGTCTAACCATTCTGTTTCTCCTCGCCTTTTCATGCTGCTATCCGTTCTTTAGGTGGTATCCACTCTTCATAAAGAATCCTGTCTCCTTTGGATGAGTTGCAAGACAAACAACATGGAACCATGTTGTCCATTAAATTAGTGCCGCCTTTGTTAAGTGGTACAACGTGGTCGCCTTGCGATGTTTTCCAGTTGTTTTTCCATTGCCGATACCAAGCGTCACAGTAAGTGCAACGTTTAGGGTCAATTCCTTTTTCTCTCCAGTGTTTCTGAAGTTCAAGGATTGTGTGGTTATCACACTTTGTGTTCGCTTTTTTTGCTCTTCGACGAGAAGCGCTCGCACTACCTTTCCCAGTAACTCGCAGATAACAACTGGTGCACATGCCTTTAATAAATTTGTCTGCTCCGCTTTCGCACACTTTGTCACACCCTTTGACTGAGCAGGTCAGCCCAATGTTGTGTTGTCTTGTGACGTGTAAGCGCCCATGTCTTTTGAATAACAAACTGTGAGCATCACAATAGATAGCGCTACCTTGCCACCCTTTTGCTTCTTTCTCGCAGTCAGGAGCAGCACATGGTGGACGCTTGGCATCTTTTTCGCGCTGTATGAGAATTGGGTCGTCTGCTCTTACATCACCGTGAATAAGCCAACGTGCGTCATGGGCACTACAATACTGTCTTGCTGAACTGCCTTTGTGATTGACTCCATCACCATGACCTCTGCCAATCTTGGTGCTACAACGGACACCTTGACAAACAACCTTACAAGTAACTGGTTGTGCTTTAATTTCCTCTAAATATTGCTCTCTCCCTCCCTGTAGAGGGTCGCCAGTTCTCCTCCAACGGTCCCAATGCAACGCACAATAACCTTTGCCGTAGTATTTCTTAGAGCAACCCTTAACAGAGCATTTATTAACTATCTTGGGTGGAAGTTCCAGCGAACCATGAATCTTCATTCGTTGGTAATGCTTGAAGCATGTGCCCTTTGCTATGACGGGAGACTTGCAAGGTGTTCCGTCATCATCATGCCCAACGCATTTCTTGTGCGTTGCCCCCATTTACTTGTACCTCCCACAAGTCCACAAATCCCACTGAGCTTGTGTCCGCTCCACTATGTATAAAGCGAACCTTGTTGACTGCTCAGGATCGAAACGCATGGGCCAACGTTCTGCGAATACGTCACCCCAAAAGTATTTATTAATTTGAAATAAACCGTGATCTGCTCCGTTATAGGCGCGAGGGTTATGCAAACTCTCGCACCAAGCAATTCCTAACGGTCTCACGCACGGATCAAAGTATGCGCAAACAATCTCAACCACTTCCGTGTTCTCTGGTGGTGGTTCATGGTTCACTGACGCGAAATCCAAGATTGCCCAGATGCTCAACCAAATGTTAATCACGTTTACTCCTAACAAAGTCAAGCCATGCCTGCCGAGCGGGATCAGACTTGATAGGCCCAGACATGGGGCGATCTTCGTAGTCGTACATGACATTCCACACATCACCAATAGCGTGCATGCGTCTAGATGATTCCGAGTGTGGACCTATCTTGCGTATGTAATCTTTGAAGTTGGTGTAGCACAGGTCATCTTTGGCGTAGTCATACAGGTACTTTGCCCAGTCCTCACGCTTAACAAAGATCCGCCACGGATAATCTCTGTCTGGTGTGCATTCAACATCTTCAAATGTGTATGCGCCGTCCATCTTATTTATAAATGAAATTAAATTATCTTTAGCTCTTGAACGAACAACCAGTTCACGGTGCTCATCATGGATCACAACAGTTGAGAAGAATCCATCTTCAGTAAATACCCACATAAGTAACCTCCTAATGGTCGTGGGAGAATAAAAAAGTAGGGGGGAGACGGCCCGCAACACGGTTATCCGTCAGACTCTTGACTAGTCAAAGAGCCAACTCTCAGTGTCCACTTAATGTCTCTGAGCGCTTCCCCCCATTTGACGGGGCATCACCTAGAGATGATGCCCCGTCACTGTTGGGGACAGGGGGGCTAGGAGGGAGGTACATACGCAAGCATGACACCTAGCCCCCCCAAGCCAATCTATCAGCCAACATCCGCCATGATGATGCTGTTCACATATTGTTGAGCAGCATCAGCAATCGGGGTCTTGCCTTCAGCCAGTTTCTTAAGTGACTTCTGTTCAGCTTGAACGCCACCCTTGAAACCTTGATTAATTCTGTGCTGTTCAGCACCTTGAAAAGCATTGAACACTAACCAAGCATTGGCGTCATCATAACGCTCCGTCTCTGCCCTCCATGCAGCTACAACAGCAGCACGTTTAGCACTAATTAGGTTCTTTGTTCTTGTAGGCGCTTCATCATCTACCTCAGGAAGAATCTCATTCAGCATCCTGTGAAACTGACGGTCGCTTACAGAAAAAGTAGATGCCTGCCGTGCAAACATAGCTAGACGATCAGCCTGTAATTTAGATGCTTCCAAGACTGCCGAACGTAGGGTCAACATCACGTCATGGTTCTTGGTTGCCTTAACAGATATGAGGCTGTGCTCTAGTTCAAGCACGTTCCCACAAGACGGCCTCTGACCGATAGGGAATATGCCAGTAGACCACATGCTATTTAAGCTCATACGAACCATCACACACGGTTTGATAACGTCACCATTGCTCAATTCGATAGGAACACCTATCTGTTGAGTCATAATCAGACGCTCACCGTTACCGAACACGGTCATGTCCGTGCAAGTCTCAGGGAACAGTGTTTCCATTGTCCTAAAGATGTGTTTGTAGCCATCACGTTTAGGGTATTTACCGCTAACGTCGCCCAACGGTTCATAGGTGTCAGCACGCAGAATATATTTGCCTGTGACTTTCCCACGGTGTTTACCGTTCTTGTACTTCGGCGCTACGAACTCATTACTAATAGGGTGAACGAATCCTTTAGTGGCATAGTGCAAATCAAAGTCTGCCTGTGCATCACGGGCAACATCGAAAGTGTTGCGCCCTACGTCGCTGACATCTTTAGTTAAGAAGTCGTGTCCTATGTGTGTATCTATTATCATTTCATGTACCTCCTGTACATGCTAGTTGTTGTTTCTTATTATAAACACATCTGTTTACCAGATGCAACACCATTAGTGAATTAATTCTTATTTCTAAACTCCGAGTCCAATAACGCTTGCCAATACTCAGGACCACGGGCACGCTCTCTTGCCCAATACCACTCAGCTATCAAATAACAACCGCGAACAAACATGGCAATACAAATCAAATAGTAAAGCCCAGGAAATTCAGGTATCGGTAACACCTTCTCTAATAGATCAAACATCAAGCTCTTCTCCACACTGGTAGCACTCGTCTATGCCCTCATTACTGTGGAAACTCAAGTCACCTATCGTGACTATCTTGGGAAAGTGGCCACTATCGAACGAGTATTCGTCGTAACGGTCCACCCCTAGACGGGTAGCCGCATCATCAAGCATCAACTCAGCACTAGCAGGCTTCACGCCCTCCAACAGTGAACTCTCCTCCATGCACGCAGGACACCAAATATCTGCCCTGTATGCGTAACCCACTACGGTCGATTGTCGCACGTACATCACGCACCTACCTTTACCGAAGTCAGACTATTGCGGCCCGTCAATAGACCGTAAGTGTCGCTGCCCGTTCTTACTGTCACCATCTCGCGCCACGGCCCAGTTTCCTCGAACTCGACCCCAGTTATGGTTCTCCATCCGTAACCCCAGAAGTGAACGACCATACCTACCGTCAATTCACTAGCGGGAATCTTGATTATCCTATTATTCATGTTTGTAACCTCCCAGTCACACTTGCTTGCGTTTACCATCTTACACAGCTCTAGTTGAATTGCAACAACTACAGCCCAGTTAATTACATAATCTCCAGTCGATAATTAAACCGTGACTCAAATTCCTTCACACACTCCCGATAGAACTTGCCGAACTCCGTCGCAATTACCTCCATATCTGCGCACCACTGAGCCATAGCGCTACCGTCATCATCACGTTGCCCATCCTCATACAGGTCAACAATCTGATATTTAAATTCGTCGCTAAACTCTTGAATCATGTCATCAAGCCCAGTTCCCATCATGTCGATGTCAGGTGAGCGACTGCCGTCAATAAAGTAAGTTTCCATAACTATGTACCTCCTAAGTACGTAACCCAGTTCTAGTAACTGGCGGAAGCCCACCACCTAAGCGGTGAACAACCGTCAGACACTAGCAGCCGAACAACTCACGGTAGCCAGTAGAAATACCTGCCCCCTCAGTAATCTTCCGAACACCACAACGGTCAGTAGTAGAACCCCAACCGCTATCGATAGGAAGCACCCGAACGGGTGCACCGTCACCATCAACGACAACCCGAAACATCTCCGTGCTTACGTGACCCACACAGATAACCCAATAATCCGACTCAGGACCATAGACATCTGCGCACGGCAACTTATCCGCCCACCACTGCCCCGAACTATTACGAGAGAACCCGCTACGACTGCTGTATGCGTCATTTACTAACGTCGCCAGTGTTGAATATTTAGCCATTGCTGTACCTCCGAGTACGTAACTGCGATAACTGCCTGCCATCGTCAGACTGTGAGAAGCACCCCACAGTGACACCGCCTAAACGGTGTTTCGGCTATCAATAGCGTCTAGGTTCCGAGTACGCCGCTACGGCTTGCGCATCAGCGAGCGCCTTATTGAACGGCCTATCAGGAACTTCTATATCGTTCCGCCTCAACATATCCTCCACATCAGCCTCGGACATGTAACGCAGGCACATCTGCGCCACGTCGTAAGCCCACAACTCACCGTCATCGATAGATCCGATAACCCAATTAGTCACCCAGCGGGTGTTACGTGTACTCATTGCTGTACTCCTGTTGTATTTGCTTGCCCCAACATCATAAGCATAGCCGTGTAAATCTGTCAACAACAAATACACAGAAAGTCTCGCAAAGCCTAAATACACGCCGAAATAAATTTCTAACCCGATCCGTTGCCTACCCCCTACGGCCGTCCGCTTGCCCCCGCACACAGTTATGGACAGGGCACGGCACCTA